GTCGGGCGCGGCCTGCTCCTGGGGCCGTGAGCCGGCAAACTCCAACTCCCCGACCCTGGCCCGCAGCGATACGCCTGTCGTGCCATCTTTGCGCTTGTATTCCTCGATATGGGGCTCGGTCATCGAGACAAACACCAACTGGCCCTTGGTCAGATAGGGGCGCAACTTTTCGCACCGGTCGCCCCACATGGTGGCGCTGATCCATTGGGACGGTTGTTTGCCGTCGACTTTGCGGCCGTAATTGAACGCCAGGCTCATGTCCATCACGGGTTTTCCGTCGGGCGTGTATCGCACCTCGGGGTCGTTGCCCAGGCGGGCTAGTCCAGTCATCAACATCGTCATTCTCCCTTGTCAAAGTAATTGGAACGGTCATTAAAAAAGTCAAACAGGGCATCACACTCCGCCAGGAACTTCTCGGCGGCCTGCTCGACCTCGGCGATTTCCTCCGGCGTCGGGCAATACTTTTTGACATACAGGTCGCGGCCCTCGCCCATCCTGGGGTCGTAGGAAACAAACCAGACATCCTTGCCGGTGCAGGCGGACTGGAGGGCCATCTGCGGTTTGTATTCCGCGGGGACGGCCTGGCTGGCAACATATTTCATGTGCGTTTTGGTCTTGGGGCATTTGACCTCGATCAGGCAGCCGTCCGACACAAATCCGTCGGGGCTCACGCCGCAGAACGCGATCCGCGGATGGTCGATAAACCCGACATCGGTCACGATGAGGCCGGTCCTGGTCTCGAATGCCTCTTTGGCCGCGGCCTCCTGGTCGACGCCCCATTGCATATCGCTGGTCATGTATTTGTCGGCAAAGGTGTTGCTGATCCGCTCGGCCACCAACTCATAACGCAGATTCTCGCGCTCGCTGGACTCTTTGCCCGACTTGAGGAAATTCATGGCCGCGGCCATCCGGCTGCCGGTCAACTTGCCCAGGCGGTCATTCCACCAATTGCCGTCCTGCTGGAATGGGTTCGGTTCACGCATTTTTGGCCCCTTTTAGTTTTTCACCGTGTTTTGCGGCCAGGTCGCGCACCATCTCGCGTTCTTCCGGCAAAAGCGCCTTCCAGACGGTGGTGAGCAATTCTGGGCTGGTTGCTGCGCTGATCAGGTTCTCGACTTCGGCCTGGCTGCGGACGGCCCTCGAGGGCTTCTCAGCGGCCCGTGGAGCGGCCACGGCGCGGTTGCCGTCATCATCCTCTGGGGCTATCCCACAAGCCGCTTGGAGGGCGTATCTGCGGGCATAGGTCATGGCCGACCCGTAGCCCTGGGGGTCTTGTTTCGAGGCGGGCACATGGAACTTGCCGCCCGAGATGGTCTCCCCGCTCTCATGGATGAACAGGGTCTCGATGGTCACGCCGTCCGAGGATTCGTGCGACTGCTGGATGAGCGCAATCCCGTTGTCGTTGAGCGCGTCAATAACGGCCTCAACGCAGGCAGCGAGGTCGGCGTACTTGGACTTGAAGTGGGGGTTGGTGGATGTCTTGAGCGCGGGGCCGAAGGCTTTTTGCGCTTTGACGAGGGCGGTTGCGATTTTTTGCATGGCTATTCTCTCCGATTAGATAAACATAAGGGCAAGCAGGCCCAGCCCGAGAGCAAGGCTTGCGGCTATTTTAAGCCAGAGTGGTTCCTCTTGCTCTGTAAAAATCCTGCGGTTTGAGGGCTTAAATTGCACAGTAGTCTCCTTGCTTTGGGTAAGAAATCAGGCGATAGACCGCGTAGCGGGTGCCATCGGGCTCATAGCGCATGGTGGTGCTGATGTCCCAACCTTGGCGCTTCAGGGTGAAGATGATGTCCGCAAGGCGGGTGGCTTGATACAACTCGATTGCCTTCCAACTGGTGATGGTCTTCCTGCTGACCAAATGGCCTGCGACCTTGGCAATCTTGGTAGATGGTGCTTTGCTCATATTTCCTCCACGGTGATTTTGTAGGTTTTGCGGTTACGGTCTACAACGAACAAGTGTTTTTTAGTGCTGACGAAATTGCCGTTGGCGCCCAAATCCCACTTGATTGATCCGGCACCCTGAATGATTCCCTGCGGATCAAATGCGTTCATCGTTTCCTTGATGCGGTGTGCGATGTAGTCGCAATACGCCAGGTGCAACGATGCTTCTTGTTCTTGTTGGTCCAACTGCTGCTGGTGGTGAAGGTCTTGTGTGTCATCCACGGAGGTTCTCCCAGGTTTCGTCTAACAGTTTGTCCAGGTCTCGCACCTCGGTCTCGAGGGCGCGGTATTCGTCTTCTTCCTGGCTGGTCCAGTCGCGGTCAATCGCCTCGAGGGCGGTCATGCGCTCGCGCTTGGTATCGATGTCGTCTTGGATTTGATCCATCTCGGCCTGGCGGGGATGGTCATCTGGTGGGCGGTAGTAGTCGGTCATTTCTTCTCTCCGATGATGGGGGCCGGAGCCCCCGTTTGTTTACTGCATCTGGATGGTGAGGTTCTCACCGAGGATGGCCTTGACCGCAGAGCCGAAATGCTGGCGGTCGAGCGAGAAACCGACTGCACCAGCGCCCATTCGCGAGGCGGTGAACTGCTTGGCTGCGTCTGACAACGCAACGAATTGGAACTCGCCGTTGAGGCACTTGGTGGTTTGGAAGACTTGAAAGTCCATGGTAAGGCTCCTTTAGAAGTCCGGTCTGAGCGTTGACCGTGAAAGTAATTGTAAACAGTTTATTGATCGTGTCAAGAGGTTCTGTAAATTTTTTTATAGGGGGAAACCCTCCCCCCATTTGGCTACCGGCTGACTGTCTTCACCGCAAACACGGCGGTGGTCTTGGTGAACGCGGCCAACTGTTCCTCGGTCACGCCCAGGTCGGCCGCCAGCGCCTTGTAGTCCACCGTCTGGCGATTGCTGGAGACCACGGTGGCGCGGTAGAGATTGCCTTCGTAGGCGGAAGGGCCGCCCGCGGTCGCGGCGTCTTTGATCTGGTCTTTGATGGCCTCGGCCTCTTTGGTGAGGTCGGCGATTTGGGCGAGCAGCAGGCCCAGGCGGTCAATTTGGGTCACTTCGATGTCGATTGCGTTCATGGTTCTTCTCTCCGAAAGGTGGGGGCCGGAGCCCCCTGGTTGATTTAGATGGCGCAGTCAAGAAAACCGAAACGGTTGACCACTACACACTTGCCGGTCTCAAGGTCTTTGATGACATCGCCAACAGAGATAGAGTGCATCGGCGCTTTGCGGTCGATAAGGTCTTCATGTTGCCCAGAGTTTGAAATCATGAACACATTGTCGAGGCTGCCGTTCCATGAATCGATGTGGGCAACAAGGTTGTAGTCGTTGGCGTGGGCCGCGACCAATTCCGCCGTGGGCTTAAAGGTGACATCAGAATTGCGGCGGATGTCGTTGTTGTGGATTTGATAGATTGCGAAAGTTTTGTTCATTTCTTCTCTCCGATTGGTTCCGATCAAGTGACCGTAGAAGTGATTATCCAGATTAGTAAACAGTTTGCAACCCCCTTTTGGGCTTTTTTTGCAAAATTAGGGAAATCCCCTACAAAAAAGCCGAATTCGGGTTGGGCTTAACCGAAATGGGCCAATTCGGGTTTGCGTCCTGGCGTAAATGGTTTACACTTAAGGGGTCGGAAGTGACGCTCCGGCATTTGGCGAACACCGTATTACTTAGAACCTCCTGGTGAGGGCTTGTAGTCATCGTTTGGTGTTCGCCCGATGCTGGCCTGTCAAGCCCAAGTCCTCACCAGGGGGTTTTTCTTTGGGCGTTCCGACCGGACTCCGCTCGATAGCAATGGGCCTGAATCGGCTGCGCGGAAGGAAAGACACCCAGCACCACACCCCGTGTTTGGGTTCCAGCCTGTCAGCGAGGGACTGGAGTAGTCGAGAGGAAAGCGGTGGGACAAGACTCTTGATGAATGAATCGCTGCGTCATGCGTGGTCTGGGAGGTGCTACATTCGCATCTCTGGGACAGAGGTGGAGTGCTTCCACCCCTTGGGATACCTATGCCAGTCAAAGACAGAACAAAAACAACTCGAGCCCTCGAAACCGCAACAGGCAAACGATTCTGCAACAACTGCCGAATGTATCAATCCATCGTTGATGGCCTCTGGGTGCCGACCGCCAACGGCCTGAATCGACGCTGGAAATGCGCAGGCTGCATCCAACGCGCCAAAGAACGATTGCAAACTATTTCCTAATCGTCTATTCTTTCCCGAAAGGGGGAAGACATGACGAAAGACGAACTGGCCAAAATCATCGACGGGATGCCCGACGGCATGGATGTTGATGACTATTTGCTCGAGGTGGTCAACCGCGCCCTGTTCCTGGAGCGCCGCGAGATTGTGGTGGCCATCGAGGACCACATCGACCATTGGGACCGCGACTACAAAGAGGCCGTGCGCGAGGCGCTCGAGGTGATCAGCGAGAGGGGCCGCAAATGACCCCAGATGACCTCCAGGAAGTCGCCGCCAAGGTTGGCATGGTCAAAACCCCGCAGGGAACCATCAAACCCCTCTGGATGGCCTCTGACGCCCAACTCCAGGCCTTTGCCGAGGCAATCATCAAAGATGTGAAGCAGTCGGCCTCCGAGTATGTCGTGCGGGCCATCAAAAAGGCCGCGGAATACGAGCGCGAACAATGCGCCAGGCTCGCGGAAATCGAGGGAATGGCCCAGGTCGACATTGCCAGGTCCATCAGAGAAAGGTCCGACCAATGAAAAAACTGCTGCTCGCCCTGGCGTTTGCGGGCTCGGCCCACGCCGGAGTCTATGAAACCGGCAACACCCTGCTGCGCGACCTCGAAAATAGTGAATTCGGCAGGATGTATGTGCTGGGCTATGTGGTGGGCGCTGCCGATGCCTACGGTGGCCAATCGTTGTGCATACCGGCCACGGTGACCAAAGGCCAACTGCTCGATGTAGTCCATCAATTTTTGCGGGCCAAACCCCAGCACCGCGACTTGCCTGCGGATGTTCTGGTGCTGCTCTCTTTGGCCGAACATTGGGCTTGCCCAAAAAATAACAAACGAAAATCATAAGGAGAAAAAATGGAACTGAGCCCAAACGAGCAAAAAGTGCTGGATTTCCTGCGCCAACCGCGCACGGCCGACCAGGTGGCGGCTTACCTGGGACACAAACTGCCACCCTACGGCATCCTGCGGCTGCTCCAGCGCCTCGACCTGGTCGACAAGACTGGACCTTATGAGCGGGCCAAATCGACCTTTGTTGCGTCTGGCCGGCCCATGCACCTCGAGGCACCGTATATGCGGGCCACTCAGACCGTGATGGGGGTGCAACTGTGACCGAATTCGACACATTCTGGAAGGCATACCCCAAACGCGTGGCAAAGGGCGATGCCCGTAAGGCCTGGATTCAGACTGAAGGCATCCGGCCGGCGCTGCCACAACTGCTCGCGGCCATCGAGGCCCAGGTCAAATCCGACCAATGGCGCAAAAACGACGGCCAATTCATCCCCTATCCTGCCACCTGGCTGCGGCAGGAGCGCTGGGACGATGAATTGAAGGTCACGCTGCCTGGCGTGGTCGACGGGCGCGAATGGCATGAAACCTGGCCAGGGATTGTGGCCAAGGGCCGCGAACTAGGCATTCTGGAGTCGCAATTCGTTCACCCGCAGGACTTTAAGGCGGCGGTGATGCGTGGCGCGATCAAAGCAGCATGACCTGTGAATACTGCGAAAAAGGCGGTGGGA